GCTTATAGTAACGTGTACATACGGAGCAGAAACAGTACCTTTTGGTTAAAATGGCTTTGGCGTGAGAAAGGGTTATGCGTATTTTGAGACCTTTTCAAAAACGTCTCCAACATTTTTTTATTTTTTCTTTAGAAAGTAAGAAAGACCGACACTCTGTATGAGTATCGGTCTTCCTTGTGAAGAAGGCTTATAGTACTACGCGTACGTGTACATCTCCTTCAAAGATCTTTGTAAAGGTATCAGCGTCAACAGATCCTGTGACATCCATTCCTTTATCAGCCTGGAAGTCCTTGATTGAAGCTACAGTCTCGTCGCCTAGCCAACCATCCTTGTCAGCGTCAGCGTCCTTGTAACCAAGTTCGATGAGTCGACGTTGCAGATGATGTACTGTCAATGACTTGCGTGCATAGACATTTTTGTATACACAGTTAGCGAGTATAACGTCATCGACGTCTTCTCCACTTACTGCGTGGCTAACCTGATGTGATGCCTTAGGTTGTTCTACAACTACAGGCTCAGGCGTTGGCTCAGGTGTAGGCTCCTCAACAATAACTTGTTCAGGCTCTACAACAGGAGCTAATACTTCTTCCTCGACTACCTCAACAGGGGCATCAACTTCAATGTCGTCTGTAGGCTCGATGTTAATTTCTTCAGTCATGTGAATACTATATTCCTATCCTGAGATTATGACTTAGGGAAATCGGCTAGCCAACGTGTTACCGCAGGCTCAACTGCATCACCGTCGTAGGCATTAGGACCTAAGCCCCATGAGCCCCAGTCCTTGCCTCCCGCAGTCATGTAGTAGGCAGCCTTGGCGTTAGCCACAGGGTCAAATAGGTCAGCCATCTTAGTGATGCCTATCTTGTCCTGGAACTTAGCCAGGCGGTCGGTGCCTAAGCTTCCAATCATGTTGATTTGGAATAGGCCGTATGAATTGTCGCCGGTGTTGGCGTTCTTGTTGTGAGAAGTGGGATGCCCCCTTGACTCACGCATGACAACTGCCCATGCTGTTTTGAGCGCATTGCCTTGAAAACCAACAGCCGCAAGTAGCTCTACGAGCTCGTACGACGTTAGTTCCTTTGCATCCTCTAAAGCTAATAAAGGATTAAGCTGCTCGATCTGTGTGATGTGCTCTGGTACTATTGTTGGACTCACCGCGGCATTGCTTGTAAGCATTGATACCGAGAAGATTCCAATTGTTATTGCCGTAATATAGGCTACGGTCGACATTGCTATTCCACGTAGTGTGAGTTTTTGCAACGCTAGTTCGCCTCCTTAGGTCGGGGATGGGACAACCCATTGAGGTTCCAATGAGCTTCTTGCTACCGCTACGCTTCTCAAGCTCGCGCTTGTCCTCTACCGCTTGCGTAGGGCCGGAGATAAAAAGGGATGACATAGTCGTATCCTTTCGTCTCTCCGTAGTAGGCTGTTTGCCTGTAGTTAACTATACCATAGTTAAAGAGAAACAGGCACCCGTAGGCGCCTGTTATCTGTTTTTTATCTTCTTAACTAAATTGATGATTGCGTAGATTAACTTTACAATCAGGCGACCAAAGAAGATGGTGAATGTATTCCTTTGTGCATCACGTCTCATTTTAGATCCCTTAGTACTCTTTTGCACGAGTGTAATGATTGGGCTGTCGTGTACTAGTCCGCGTAGTGGCATTTTTACCACCTCCTTTCCTTTGATAGGTTAATTATAACACTATCTTGAAGGAAAGTAAACCCCTCCCTGGGCCCAACCGGGGAGGGACTACGTTTACACCGTTTGAGCTAGACAGGCCCAAGCCACCGCTGATAACCCAAGGGCAAGGGCAAGCGTGCCTTTATCCGGGGTTAGAAGGGCAGTAAGTACCGCTAGGATGGATAGGACAGCCGAGATAACAGCTGGCCAGATGAGGCTTTGCAGCCGCAAAAGGAGTCTATCCATTAGTTACTTAGCCTTACGGGTTTTACCCTTTAGACGATCTGACGTGTTGCGGATTGGTGTGCCGCTTTCCGCGATGAGCTTGCGAGCCTTACCGTAGGTAATACTCAGCTCTGTAGCTACTTCATCTACAGACTTTCCGGCTGCGTAAAGAGCGGCTGCCTGGTTTGATGTTATCGTTGCTGTTGTCATTGCGTTCCTTTCGTTGCTACGTAATCACACTGTGTGATTATGTATTTATTTGAGCAAATAGGACTGCTCAAGACTTTGTGCCTTTTTCAGGCTTTGGTGGCATCTTCCCATGGTTGTTGCAAAGTAGGCGACCACCCCATGGACCACGCGGTTTTACGTTGTTATCACAGTCGCTGCCGTATCCGGCCGCTTCACATTTAATCTTGCTACCTCGAGTAAAGTTATTGACCAACGAAACGATAGCTCGTTTAATCACGGAGTTGTCTATGACGAAGCCGTTTACCTCGTGACATGACCAGCAGAGGTACTCGTTCCTACGATGTGATGGATCTCTGACGGCGTTGTCGCCTCCACATTTATCGCAGGGAGTAACTCTTTTAATGTGTCTTGTTCTATCTCTGTAGTGTTCCGCACAGAGAAGGTTGTCGTCTAGCTCGTACACGAGCACGTTGGACTCAGCGCACAACGAACAGACTCCGTACACATATATCTGTTCTCGCTGGTTTGTTCCAGTCATCTGTCCTCCGTAAACGTCATTGGAATAACTATATTCCTATCTACCGTATCTGTAAAATTATATTTTTGGTGAGACTACTCCAAGAAGAGCGGTGTGCTTACTGGCAGACGCCATGTTGAACTGTGCCTCGGCGCGTGAGTCATACACTGTGGAGATGAGAAGTGTTGGAAGAACGAAGGCTACAGTTCCTGTTGCCATCGCAAAGAATCCTACGAGTGTAGGTGATGTTACGAAGATACCGATCATCGCGATAGTCCACAATCCGGCGATTACCTTTAAGGTAAATGAAATGCGGCGGTATTGAAATCCCTTGCGGCGATACTCTTTTACTGTTAACATGCTACTGTCCCTTCGTTGTTGAGTTCTTCAATCATTGCCAATGTTTGCTGAAAGGCTTCTGCCTTTGCCTTGTGATAACCGATTGTTTGCATCTTGTAGATACGAGCATTGCGCTCCATCATCTGGTGGTGTTCTACCTTAAGCATCAGCTGTCTCTTTAGCTCTCGCATTTTAAGTCCCTTCGTCGTTTGGCGTACAGGTTAATTATATCAGGAATATCAGGATTAAGCACCGAAGATAAAGCATAGGGCAACGGCGATTCCTACACCGATGAACGCACCAATAGGTGCGCCGAAGTCTGCGTTCTCGTCTAGCCAGTCAATTACCGCTGTGAATGGGTTCGTCATTTTCGTACCTTTCGTCGTTGTTAGGATAATTATAACAGGAAGATTGGGAAAATGTAACTACCGGACGCGGAAGGTGTTTCTTAGGCCAGGGATCTTTCGGCCCGCAGGTGATTTGGCTGTGATCTTTCCGCCCACAAATCCAGCGGGTGGTTTGATGAGTAGAGCCGTAAGGGCGTGGACCAACGCATCAACGCGGTCCGGGGATTTACCTTCGCCTGGAATCCACGAGGTCATCTGGGACTCTAGCTCCGCTAGGTACCCTATGTGGTGAACACGGTTCTGCTCGTAAGCTAGCGTGATTGGCTCAGCTCGAAGGGCTTTGCCGTATTTAGAGTGGACCTCAAGTACCTTTACAGTTGGGTCAATTGTGTTAATGGCGTTGCGCACTAACGCACCACCTTGGTTTACCTCGGCAATAACAGGGCAACCCCATTTACGCGCCATGGCTACTACCTTGTTTGCCCACACATCGGGTGAGCCTAAGATTGAAGCATCCTCAAGTACCCAGCTCTGACGTTTGTATAAGTCTCTGTCTCCTGTTGAAGCTACGACAACGATGCCGCATTCATCTCGTGGATTTTCAGCTACCGATGGGTCAACACCGATGCAACGAAGAGGAGCGCCTTGAGGCATAACAAGCTCGCGTGTCTTATCAATAAGCTCTACAGTCCAAAGAGCTCCTTCAACGTCTGAAAGCATCTCACCGTAAAGCTCTTGTGCAGCTAGACGAGTTCCTTCATACACTCCAAGGATTCCGTCCATGTAAGCTGCAGAAAGGTTTCCGCTGTTATCCATGGTTGAGCCTTTAGTAACTATAACTTTGCCAGGATGTGCATCGGCCTCACGCAACAGCTCATATAGCAACGGCACGCGTTTCGGTGTTGTGGTAATCATAATTTTTGGATTCTTACCAAGACGAGTACCGATGCGTAAGTTCTCGAAGGCGGTAAGCCCAGCTCCATCTGGAGTCTGACGCCAAGCTGCAACTTCATCTCCCCAAGCGTGTGTGAACTGAGGACCACGAAGAGAATCTGGTTCGTCAGCTGTGAAGCATGTTGCCGTATTGCCGTTAGGCCAAGTTAATCTTCTCTTTGACGGCTCGTATAACGGACGCTCACTTGGAGGAGTTACGTTAATAATTCCTGATTCACCTTCAACGATAACGTCACGTACGTCAGCCGCAGTACGAGCTACCAACGCAAAACGACGTTGACCGGTGTTTGTATGTTTGGCTTCTTCTCTTACCCACTCAGCTGCCGTACGAGTTTTACCTGCACCTCGACCTGCGAGGTACATCCAGATATTCCACTCATCGCCTTCAGGACGTTGTTGTTCAGGACGACCCCAGAAACCCCAGTCCCATTGAAGAGCGTCTGGGTCTAGACCTGCTAGAACTTCAATACGCTCTTCATCGGACATGTCGGCGATAATTTGTGCGAGACTTTTAGCCATGTGTACTATAGTACCTTATAAAAGAAAACTTTATACGGCTACGTTGCTAATATCTGAGTATATTTCTGATACTACCGTTGCCCACACCTTTGGTGTGTGGTCGAAAGGTTGATAACCACCGGCTCCTCCAATAAGTACTCGGCCCTTTGCATGCTTGTTAGCGATGTCCGCAACGATGCGAGCAGCAGCTCGATACCCAGGATAATCAAAGTTAAGACCAGACAATGGATCTGAATGATGTGCGTCAGCTCCGGTAGCTAGAAGAATAACATCTGGCTGAATATCATCCGCAAGCAGCTCGATCTCTTGCATCGCATCCAGAAATTCTACGTCACCATCTCCGTTAGCTAATGCCCAGTTGTATACTCCATTTTCTGGCTCGTTCTTAAGACCAGTTCCCGGGAAGATTCCACCTTGGTGGATACTTGCCGTAACTAGATTTCGATACGGGCGCAGGATATTCTCAACGCCGTCACCATGATGCGCATCCCAATCGATGTACATAGGCTTAAGCCCTGCAGCCATAAATAACTTAGCGGCTAACGCCATATCGTTAAATACACAAAAACCAGATGAATGGTCATACTGCGCATGATGCTTAGCTCCCTGAGGATTGAAAGCTACCTGAGCTTCTCCTGAAAGAATCTTTTCATACATGCGAATAGTTCCCGCAGCCATTTCAAGAGCTACCTCGCCGAGATGAATTTGGTCTGGATACCATTCACCGCAATGACCTTTATCAAGTACCTTAGAAATGTATCCATCGCTGTGAACATGACTTAGCAGATCCCTATCAGACTCAGATGCAGATGGCTTAACCATTACTGGATCTAAGCTTTCAAGGAGCTCTACCGCAAGCTTAGCACGGACAGGATTAGTTGGGTGACTACCGTCACCGTTTCCTAGCTGCCAGTCTAAGTAAACATCGTCGTATGCGACGTGTAGCTTACTCATTGTCAGTCTCGTTTAACGTTCGTAGGAACTTTTCAAACTCGCCGTTGCACAGAACGTACTTGCTTCGCTTGTCACGAAGAAGAGTGATAGCTTCATCAGCCGTATATCCACTCTGCATAAGAACTAGAGCTGCAGTTAGACCAGAACGGTTTAACCCAGCTTGGCAACGAACCAAAACCTTTTTGCCAGACTTCCACTTGCTTCGTGCGAAACCAACCGCACTAGCTAGAGCTTCTCTGTCAATGTGGTCTACGTCTGAATCGTAAAAACCAAAACGCATTTCCTCAACCATCCAGTCAACTGGATTTGCCCATGCGTATAGAGTTACTACCGCATCGAAATCTTTTTTTGTGATTGCCTTTGGAGCATGTAGGTCTCCAGAATACTCAATCGTATCCATGTCATCGGTGCCACCTACCCATAAACCTGGCAAGATCTCGCTATGCAAAGGAAAGTCCCAGTCGTCAATCTCGTGCGCTGGTGCATATCCTTCGTTTGTTTCAATGAGCTTCGCCATTGTGTTTCTCCTTTTGTCATTTTGTCATTTGATATTACTATTATATCAGGATAAGTTACTCGTAAGTAACTTACTCTTCTTGTATAAACGTGTGAACGTTACCACCGGAGTAGATGTCATGCTTGATGGCAATTTCTACCGCACGGTAAACAATCTTCTCGGCTTCCTTTGCAGTCTTACACTTTTGATAGTTAAGAGCTTCAAGAACGCCAAGAGCTAGATCCGAACCGCTACCTGAGTGATAGACGTTTCGTTCTTCTCTATCCCAAGAGTAGTCTTCGTAAATTGGGTAAAGAACTCCGTGGATTGAAACAATAAACTCTGAATCGTGAGCCGCAGCTTCACCATCAGCCTTCATGTCGTAACCAGACTCGATAAAGACCTTACGCATAGACGGAATAAAAACTTTCGTCATAAATACGTCAAGGTCCTGTCCAGCTTTAGGGCGAGGAGCTCTCCAACCAAATTGAAGTATGTTTGAGCCACGTCCTGCACCTGAACCCGCAATGAGAATGCCATTGTTCTCTACAACTTTATGTGTAGCCATCTCTAGGTAGCGACCGCTTTCGTCTGACGAACGCGAATCACAACCGATGACGGACCAGCCGTCACCTTGAATTGCTACAAGTGTAGTCATGGGTTCCTCTCCAGGTAAAACGCCTATCCAGGCGCTAGGCAAACTGTATCCTAAGCGCCTGGATTGCGTCTTACTTTACGAGATCAATTATAGCCACAGGAACCGTAATATTGGAAGATTCAACTCTACCTGTTACTGGGTTTATGTGGGCAAACCTTCCAACGGG